CTTCGGTGCTGGTGTCTGGCTGATTGTCCTCGACATTTGATTCACCGCCTTCCGCAGGTGCTCCAGAAGTTGCTTGTTGTAGAAGTTGTTCAACACTTTCAGGTAGCGGAGCAACAGATGCGCCCTGTTGAGCCTCTCTTACCTTCATCATAAGTTCAGGACTTAGCGCACCAAGCATTGCTTCAGTAAGTTCAGGAGTAATTGCTCCCTTCTCAAAGAGCATTCTGATTCCAACTTCTTCTGCTGTAGGTGTATCGGATGCAGAGAAGCCATGAGCACGACGCCATGTCTCTCCAGAGATAATTCCTCTATCAAATCCAGAGTCAGCATCCATCGCTCTGTCATTGCGGGTTGAAACTGCGCTTGGGTCATACCAAACAACAATTCTGTCAACCTCTGTTGGATTGAATCCTTGCGCCTCTAGATAAGGACGTAGGTAAACAATTGTTAAAGCATCAGCAATAAGCAACATCAATGGTTCGATGTGTGCTTTGTACAGTGCTTCATCAATTTGTAGAGCGTTCGAGTATTTCACATTAGCAAGACCTGTTACTACATCCTTTGGAACATCTAGACCCTGAAGGATACGTTCTAGTACTCGGTCTGCACGTTGAGCCAATGCAGGGTCGAACGAACGCTCAAACTTAAATTGCTTAATCGCATCGCCAAGTTCAGCAGGGCCACGGATGATAAGCGGAACAACAGCGGAAGCAGACTCTTCATCACGAATCGGAGTTGTCATTGCATCAATGAGTTGTTCTTCAAACTCATCTTCTGCTTCTTCAGCAGTAAAGCCAGGATTTAACTCGCTATCTGCCTCGTCATATGGATAATCAGGGTCCCCTTGAGCAGCAACTGATAAACCATCTGGTAAGTAAAGTGCGCCAGCGTTTAGGCGAGAGCGTGCTGTTGCACGGAATGTTCTATTGAGCAAAAGTAACTCAGCGCAAAGGTCTAACAAACCACGAAGTGATGAATCTGCTTCATCTGAATAACGTGGGTGCGAACGCCAAATGCGTCCTACGAATGCGCCATTAGCAAGACGATTGACTCCTAGTGCACCGCCAGTGCTTTGTTCACGGCGACCAATAACGTTGTATCCACCACGAGCATCTGCCATGATTTCATCAACGGAACGAATGTCCCAAGACTCAGGAATTCCAGAGCCTTTCTTTTCTGGCATTTGAACTAAATAACATTCTCCAGCAACTGAAAGATTGAGTGCTGCATCTTTGAGAAGACCTGCTTGTCCGCCATATGCAGAGTCAAGTCGTGCAAGTGCTCGCTCTGCGGCAGCAGCAAGACGTGGGTCAATAATTTTTGCGTTGCGTACAGATGTTGGAGACTCTGATGCGTTCTCTACAACGGCTGCGTAAATTCTAATTCGTGAAACAACAGATGCAACTAAATTGAAAGCATACTTAACTTCACCAATAGCATCGTAGTATTCCCATGCTTCGGCTTGCCATGCTGATGAGCCAGCAGCACGACGTTGTCTAAATTGTTCAAACTCACCTTTGTCATTAATTTTAATTTGTACTGCCGCAGCAGTTAAAGAACGTGGAGTTGAATAAGCAACAGATGATGCAGGTGATGATAAAAATACTGAGGCAGGTCCAGAAACTTTAGAAGAACTACGACGAGCAACTATTTGTGTGGAACGAGTAGTAGATTTTGACTTACCCTTTTTAGGTGAAGATGCTTTCTTAGGGACAGCAGGGCGAACAGGTTCATTAGACGGTTCTTCGCGTTTGAATACGCCCACAGACTTACTCCTCGTCTTCGTTACGGAACACTAGGACTGCCTATCCTCGTGTGCGGATAACAAGCCAGCGATAGCAGAAAGTGCTAAGACTATTTCAACTACCCGTGTGGCCTCTGGAATAATGATACGGGATATTACGAGTAATGATGCGACCCAAACGCTAGTGCACCAAACGCAAGTAAATAAATATCCGAATTTATTGCTCTCTGGCGGGAACTTTTTCCATATCCAATTACGAGGTCCGTTCAAAATCTCGTCTTGAACTATCAGTCTGGTTATTCTGTATGTGGCTAGACCAGCGATAGTCAGTTCTAGAAAGTCTGTAGTCAATTATCCCCCTGAGCAACTAAAGTGCTTCCATAAGGGCTCCAAGAACGAAGCCTTGAGCCACACCCACAGTTATCGTCTTTCCTAAAGGCTATGAGTTTTCCATTTTCAGTAATTAGACGATGAATTTTTTCAAATTTTTCGTAGAAAGTTATAGCCTCTTTGAAAACTAGGTTAGGTCCTGATGGAGAGTCTACAGCGATAAGCACTTGATTGTTGAAAACCACCACACGGCACCTATCAAGCCTTCTAGTCCCCTTCGGGGCAGAACCTTTAGGCATCAACTCTCGTAGGTCCTCCATAGAGTCTGGTTCTGCTAACGCTACTACTGCTGGAAATACATCTGCTTGTACTTTCACTTAGTCTCCGTGTATTCAGATGGTATGTGGAACTCAAGCCAGCCTAAGTAGGACTTAGCAAGTGTTAGTGGAACTAGGAGAGGCTTCTCTCTAGTGGCTTTGTCGGGAGTTAGAAAGGTTTCTAAGTCGCTAGGCTCTTTAGCAACAGGACAATACATCCAAGACCTAGTTTCTTGAAGAGTTGCTAATGGAAAAGCAATAGGGTAATGTGATTTTTCAGACGTAAGTGTCTCTAAGCGGCGGGCGTTGGGTCTGGACTTTACTTTTTTAGGGTTGAACCAGACTGCTACAACAAGTTCTTCTTCAGAGTAGGTTCCAGTTGTGTTTTTGTAGGTTCTAGACATTGCTTAGTCGCCTTGCCATTGCTCTGTAAGTAACTCCAGCGGCTTCAGCGATGTCGGCAGCAGGTACGCCACGGTCTCTTAGTTGCTTGGCAAGGGTTGTAAGTTCTCTGTTGGCTACTGCAAGAGGGCTATCAGTAGGTGTCTTTGCTCTGTATCTCTTTGAGAGGTCTGCTAGTTGCTTGAGTTGAGGTCTCAACTCTGGCGGGACGCTTGGGGAAATGGATCTCATGCGGGGAGAGTTGCTGAGAGGGGCTGTGGAGGTAAGAGACTTCGGTGGAGTAGGAGGTACAGGCCTTCTTTGCTCTTCTGACTTAGCGTTCTTGACCCAGAAGTGAATTGTGGACTTAGGACGAGCAGGTTTGAGCGAATTAGCAATCACAGCCAATGACCAGCCAGCCTCCCAAAGGGCACGAAGGCGTGGGGGGAGCATTTCACTTGGAAGAGTAGACAGAAACCTCACTTCGTCATCTGGGAGTCTCGTCTTTTTCTTCATGTGCCTATCCTACACTGTTTTTGAAGTGTCGTACAAGGCTTAGAGCAGCAAAAGTATTGGACGATACAGAAGAAAATATGAACCTTTCCATATTTTGATTTTGGCCTGTGACACGGCTCTGCATAGTATTAAACTTTTTCCAAATCGTTTCCGGATAAAAAAATAAAATACAAACAACTTATTATTTTTTTGCTGTTTCTGGCGTCTAGGGCATTGCTTTTATTATTTTTATTTCTTTTCGTGGGCTATAAAAGACTTTTAGGCTTTCTTGTCTATAAATAAACCTAAATAACTTTTATTATCTATTTACTTTTTAGTTTTCTCTCTTAGGCTTAGTGTTATGTCTTGACCGGTCTGGTCAAACAATCTACAAACAACTTGGCTAGTGCTTAGACCTAGAGGGTCAAAGTGTTAGTGCTTTTTGATAACAATTAGATAACAAAGAGACTAGGCTTATGTCTAAAGATGTGATACAAAACACTGAGAAACATTAGGCTAACACTTGACAAACATAAAACACTACTATAGTCTTATCCTATAAGCACAAACAAATAGCAAGGGGGGTGAAAATGAAAAACGAAAACACACTAACTTTCTGGGAGATGAACCTTCTCCTAGAGTTTCTAGCAAGTAGCGAAGAAACAAACCGCAACGCAGACCTGAGGGGTATCTATCAAAAGATACAACGGCAGAGGTCGGCAGAGGTTCACGCCTAAGACTTACAAGGAAGCCCCCGCAAGGGGGCTTTTTTGTTGCCAAAAGTATGACCAGTCATCTGCCTTTTTGGGCTTGACAAGCGTGGAACAGTATCATAGTCTTATCTCATAAGCACAGAGAGTGCTTACAGACAAGGGGAACAAAATGAACACAGTAGTCCTAGCAGGATACCTAGCAGGAGTAGCACTAATCGCATCACCTTTCGTTATTGACACAATCAAGCACGACCGCAAGATGAAGAAGGTTCGTAAGTAAAAATTACAGAGAAGCCCCCCGCAAGGGGGGTTTTTCTTTTGCCCTAAAGATGTGATAGGAAACACACCCTAAAGACTTGACAAGCGTAAGGCTATGTCATAGTATTAGCAGTAAGACAAGGGAAAGGAAAGAAAATGCGAGGACTACCTGATAGCGCAGTAGTAGGAACTTACAAACGCCTACACCGCAAGCCAAAGCGTAATGCCCCTATTGTTTCTTACAAAGAGCAGGGCGAATTACTTGGCACTCTATTGTGGGTCGTAGCAACACCACTAAGAAAAAAACTAAATAAAAAGTAATACTTGACAAGGCTATCCGTATGGTCTAGCCTTACACTTATCAAACAGAAAGGAAATAAAATGCTTGCTATCAAACTAAACGCTGAAGGACAAGCAGAGGAAGTCCAACTAGCAGATGAAGGTTCTCAATTAGAGCAACTTCAATCTGCCGTAGGTGGGCTGGTTCAAGCGATAGACTTCACCGCAGACTTGACAATCTGGGTAAATGAGGAAGGAAAACTTTATGGGTTGCCAATCAACCCTATGGCAACTTTCTTATGGGAAAAGTATTTCGGACTAACTGACTTTATTTGTGGAGATGTAATTTTCACAGGTGGTACAGGTGAGGAAGGCGAAACACTAGGACTCAATGAGGAGACCGCGAAACAACTTCGTGAGTTTCTCCGTATAAACTAAAACAGACAAAGGACAAAATGACAACAGCAATAAACTTTCGCACTAACCCCGGGCAACTAGAAAAAGCACACGGGGCACGCTACGCAATTAGAAAAGAAAGACCTACTTTCTACCGCAGAGCAGGGCAAAACAAAATAGCAAAATTACAACTACCTGAAAATGTGGTTCGTGTATTTGATACTCTGAAAAGCCCGCTAGATAAAAGTATGAGAAACGATTATGTAGTAGCGTTGGTGGGTGCTGGCTGGACACAAGCGTCCGTAGCGAGAGCCTCTAAGTT